GCGACCAGAGACTTTTGCTTTCGGCATTGTTAGCTCGCAGACTCCGTCCACTCAGCGTCAATATCAAATGACGCAGTAGCGGTAGCAGTGACACCGTTCAAATTCACGGCCAACACTTCGGCTGTCCCACGTAAGACAATTGGACGCGGAAAGTCCCACACGAGTTTTCCTGCCTCAGGGAAATCCGTAGCCGTCAGGGTCGCCAATTGCTGCATGAGCTTCTCACTGCGAAGAGCCGTACCAACAAGATCCCCCGTTGTTGGATTGGCTGTATATGCCAACACCGTGGCAGTAACCGCCGCGTTGGTACTATCGTGCGGTACAGGCGTCGGACTGCCTGTACTCGTACCCCCACTATTGGCGGCCGAGCGTTTCAACAGGAGCACATCAAGAGCTGCTGGTGTGGCTGATGTCGTAGTAGCCGTAATTGCAATGCGTGTGACTCGGACGGTTTTGGTTGCGCTACCGGTGATCGTGAAGATATCGGTAGCATTCGCAGCAGGAACAAGACCGGTCTTCGCTGCTGAGTACGCGGCTGATTTGGAAAGACCGGCAACTACCTGTCCCAGTGAATCAAGCGCCAAAGAGACGTCTCCTGCTGCTGCATTCTTGCCATAAAGCGAGATACGCGGCTGTGTCCCTGACTGGTCAGTAGCAGGATTGGTACCGGACGCCCATCGAATCGGATCGGGACCTTGTTCCGGTGGTGGTATTGCAGCCATTTATAAGCTCCAATTCTTTTGTGCTGTGAGAGCACATACTATTTCATCAGGTGGGTTCTCCCCAAGCCTGTTCTCGTATTTCCAGGCAATGAGCTGCATTAATGCGAGCTTCAACTCAGGTGGTAGCGTGGTGTAGCCACACGTGTACGTGAGCCGGTACTGACATGCAGCCGGTGGCGATTGCAGGTACACCAGCCCTGGTGTGGGTAACGTATCGGCTACCCAGTTCGTAGTACTGCCACTCGTAGCAGGCCACGCCACCCACGAGCTGAACACCGTCTCTCGATACTCAAAGAGCGATACCGCCGTAAGTGGCGGCTGTGGCAACTTGAGATGTTGTGGCACTGGACTAAGGGGGTTTGATCCCAAGCTCTCATTGAACTCATACCAATCACTCCCATAGGCCAACTGTGCGCCGGTCAGTGTGCCTATCTCCACCTGAGGTAGCGTATATTGCGCCTGAATAGTTTGCGGTGCGAATGCCTTACCGCTGATCAGTTCGGCTTTCGCTCGACATATCTGGATAAGCGTAGCCAGCACAGCGTCATCGTCGGTAAAGTCAATGCGCAAGTATGATCCTGTGCTTGTCGAACGCAAGTCAGCAGGCACAAGAGGCTCTACTGTTGGAGCTACGGTCACTTTCCAATCAACTTGCAAACTATCAGGCATGCGACACTCCTAAGCAGCAGGTAAAATGTTTGGACTGAACAGCAACGCCACGAGTGCAAACACAGCACCTGTCGAACCGGCGGTATAGTCGTAACGCGCGCGCACCCAACGCTTACGCCCAATGTAGTCGATCCTCTGAACGGTCGAGGTAGCTGCTGTAATTGGCACGAATGTACCCGATGTATCGCCAATGAGATCAGCGGTATCAACTGCTGCATACGTGTCTGGTGCACCGGTCCCGTCGTCGTCTGCTTCCTCAATAATGAAGGCATGCGTCCCATCGGTCCACAGGCCGGGTAAGAGCATAAGCGTAAGCGAGTTATACCCACCATTGCGATATCTATCAATATTTGCGCCGTTCGCATCTGCTGTATAGGCTTTCGGCAAATGAAGCTGGATAGGCCAAAATTCCGCGCTTGGATTCTTGCCGCTTCGAACTCCCATCATAGCCATAGCTTTGTTCCTCCTGAAACTACTACTGGATCACCAGCTTGGTGAGAGCCTCTGGGAGCACGACCTTTCCCCCAACGCGCATACGGGCAAGGAAGGCCGTCTGATTCTCAATGGCAAACAATTCTTTCAAGACCTGAAATGCAAGCCCCACACGATCAACGATCTGATAGCCCTGCATGAAATCACCAAAGAGGATTGGGGCCTGACCAGTCGTGTAGGTCACGGTGCCCGCTTGTGGCTCTACCATATCAGGCATTTCGACAATTGGACGCCCGAAAAGCGTTTCTTTGAAGTTGTCCCCGAACATTTGCCAGAGCGGGTTGTTCTGGCTATCCTTGAAGAGTCGGAGCACACCTATAGTCTGATTCGCCATGAGCCAGGTGCTGGTCGCACGATAGCCACTCTTCCCCTTGTGCATGACGTTGATGATATCGTCAGGCGTGATCTTTCCAGCCTCAAGGCTCGTAAAAGAATTGGTTGCCGTATTAGTGAGTACGCCCTCCGGTCGATTAACCCCATCGCCGGTAAGAAATGCCTCTCCCTCTTTTTTCGCAAATTGACGCGTAAGGCGACGCAAAACATAGCCTTCAATATCCCATACCGAGTCCTCAAGGTTTTGATTGCTGATCTTCTGCATGCCTTTTAATTCGCGTGCATACACCTGAATCAGACCAAGATTTGGATTGGTCCCCTCGGAAAACGAAGACTGCTCATCAGACCATGTAATGGTCGTGTCAGCACTGCCTTCCGACGGCAGAACCAGCTTCTCACCGCCAATGGTTGCAACATCACAAAGAGCACGCATGGGTGAAACGAGGAAGAGCTTTTCGATAAAGCGACTTGAGAAGTCGGTGCCTGCAAAAAAGCCGCCCTGCTCAGCAACGGCACTAACCATCACTTTGAGTTCTTCAGGCATGATGGACTTGTCCATGTACGCAGGATCAATGAGTGCACGCTCTTCTGGTAAGAGTCTCACTATGTCACCTTTGTAGCGACAATACTTAATGAATGCCTTAGTGGTCGCTGCTTTTTGCTTCTGCGTCTCACCGATGTATTCACCTGTGTAGTAGCTCGGACGCTGCTCAGCCAGACGTGCTTCCTTTTGCTCGGCTAGCAGCTCCTTGTACTCGGCAATTTTGGCTGCAATCTCAGCATTGATCGTGTCTACCGCCTGCTTGCCTTCGGGTGGCACAACGCCGTCTTGTGAGACGAGCGGAGCGCTTTTTGACTGGCTCTTCTGCCATTCCTCAATGACCGTTATCCGCTCGTCAAGCTTTGCCCTGAGACCTTCTACCGCCTCAGTCAACGCTTTGAGTTGGTCATACGTTACCGTCATATTTGGTATCCTCTACTTTCGTAGTGCGCTTGAGATACTCAGCGCCTGCAACAATTCGTCAAGATGAGTGGATACCGCGTCATCATCGAGTGCCTCTTTGGTGTCATGGGGTGGATCATCCGCGCCCGCAACTGAAGCTGTTTGTTGCTGTGCTGATTTGAGTAATGATTGAATGCTCTTCACATGCCCTGCTATCCCATCTGCCGCTGCTGTGAGCATTCGATGATTCTTGTCTGAGATCATGCGGCCCGCTTTGTTCTCATAATCCGCCACTTCTGACATGTAGTAGTACATATCACCGCCATTGGGCTGTAGCGCCTCAACTATGCCAATATCTAGCCCTTGCTGCACATAGGCGAGCAAGGCCGTATTGAATTGATCAAGAGATGCCTGAATCGTGGGAACGGGCGTCGTGCTGTCACGTAGGGCCTGGAAGATTTCCGTCCTGAGGGAGTACCACAGGATGTAGAAATCGTCTAGCCAGTCTTCCTGTAGGCGTTGGTTGTAGGTTGCGTTGAAATCTTTTGTTGGCACGAGCGACTTTACTGTGTCGATTTGCGCCAAATCGTTCATGGGAAACACTACTGCACTTCCCTCGACGATTTGAACTTCCAGCAGATTTCTAATGGTGCGCCCGCCCTCCTTAACATACTCCCACTTGTGGGACTTGTATCCCATGCTCTGCTTTAGCATCATGCGCTGTTTTATACTGCTATATAGTTCACGACCCAGTTGCATTTCTGGATTGAGCTGAACCCAGGTGTAGAGACCCTTTTTATCTTCATTTGCATCAAAGATTCCACCAGGAGGTAAAATATTGAAATCATGATTCCAAAGATATGGATACAGGTATTCAAGCCCTTGCGCCTTTTTTCGTGCATAACTATCATTAAGCGTTATGCCAAATGCACCATCGAGCGTTCTATCTTCCCCATAGTCGATGTTATTCTTATAGTTCAAGTATCCGCCAAATTGATACTTCTGATCGTTGAACTCTTTAATTTCGCACGATATGGGGAAATACTCTATCTTGCGCTCAACTTTCGCTACTCTGGTCATGATTTCACCCCACTTATCTCCTGTGCATGGTGGAGCAGGCATTTTTCTGAGCAGAACAGCAGAGGTTCTTCAGCTCCAGGCCTACCCAGGATGAGCCATTCAGAAGGCAAGCCCTCACCAAAAAAGGCGGATCTCGCATGATCAATTTTAAGCAGATGCTCTTTAAGGCATGCATCGCACCGAAAGCCATTAATTCTCATCATTTACCTCCGGTACAACCTCATTGAATTTCAGCTTCAATGCTGCATGCCTGTCTGCATAAGCCGCCGCGTCTTTGGGCTTATCGAATGGCCTTTCGTCGCCGTCCTTGTCGAGCAACTTCCTCATGGTAGGACCACCCTTGTCTCGACAGACGTACCAGCGCCCGCTCTTTTCCATGAGATAGTAGCCCTGTGGCATACGTGGTAAATTCATGATTGCACCTCTTTGAGAAAGTCGAGTGTTAGCAAGAGTTCGATGCCATGCAGGAGGTGGGAGATACTCAGCGTGGAGCCTTTTCATAAGATCATTCATGGCCTATCGAATCCTCTGATTCAACTCATGAAGCCGATAAGCTTCAGGCATCGCACTCTTGGCAAAATATGCGGCCATTGCCATGTTAGCTGCTGATAATTTTTCGCCCTCTCTTAATTGATCTTCTTGCAATGCCAATGCGAATTCATAGGCTTTTTCTGCCAATTGCTCACCCTTAAAGCCGATGCCCAACAGGTTGCCCACGTGATCCGCTATTTGCTGTATTTGCTGCGTCATGATTTCACCTTCAACAATTCTCGATACTGTTCACGTGTTGGCTCACTACGCCTGATACTGTTCAGGAACGACGTAAGATCTATTGCTGGCATGGACTTCTCAGCCTTCACACGCTCGTAAAAATGCGTACATCTGCAATTGATCGTCATATTGGACTTTGCCCCTAACGACGTGTCACCTGGAAACATCATCTTGGAGCCGCCAACCTCAAATGGCTCGTCCATTCCCACCTTTTGTCCATTGGCTTTTGCATGCTCTGGTCTCGTATGCTTGTCATTAGTAGAAAGAAACACTTTCATGAGCGTCAAGCCTGAAGAACGTGCCCCCTGATATGACCCATACTCACTTGCCTCATGCACTTCAGTGGCGGCTATGGTATAGCTTCTGTTGGGGATGATCTCTTGCAGGTAGAGACTATCAATCCTCTTGCGTATTTCAATGAGCGACTCACCGGCTTCTACACCTTCCTCCATCGTCGATTGGAGCAACGCTTTGGTGTAATCGTTGATCCCTACAACTTTTTCAGCCGCTAGTGAGAGAAGGAATACCAGCACATCAGGGGCATAGAGGTTAAAGAGTGTGGTCTCGTCCTTTGTGCTGTAATCGGGCACTCCACTCTTCAGTTCCGCAAGCACGGCGTTACCAGAGTCACCTCCCACATCCTGATAGATCCCCACGACGATTTGCTTCAACACGCCGCTCTCTCCTAGATCGTCAATCGCCTTATCCGCTCGATTAACAGCGCCGTCCACAGCATCATCGCCAACAGCAGATAGCACAGCATCCTGTTCAGTCTTGAAGTAGGCTTGTATGCGGCTTGCGACTTCAGCTTCCCACTTCTCTCGTCGTGCCTCCACATCCTTAAAGTACGCTTCCTTTTGTTCTGCTGTCTGCAAGTCGAGCACTTTTGCAGACAGAAGAGCTGGCATGCTTTTGTCACTTCGCTGATCGTTATTGCCAGTGCCTTGCTCATCATCGGGCGGCTCCTCTGTGATGGTAGTTTGTTGTCCAGGCGGAAGCAGGAGCTGTTGTGGTGGTGTAGGAGGATTGATCACTTTGTCCGTTGTGGCAGCTATGTACTCGTCTAGCTGATCTACGTGCACAGGCACGCCCTGCACATAGATGAAGTCCTTGACCTTCAGTTGTTCCTTGCCCTGGATCTCCCTTGCTTCAAGGAACGTCGTTGTTCCCCCTGCGAACTCCAAGTTTGCACGATCTGAATTCTGAGCTTTCCCTGCCTGAATGCGTTGCTGGATCGTCTCAACGTCTTCCCTATCGTAATCCAACCATCCCCCATAGCGTGGCGTCAGCCAGGAGTTGAGATCATCGACAAACATATCCCAGATGGGGAAGGTGATATCCGTATAGAGGTAGTGCTTCGCCTCTTCCTGGTTGGCGAATGTGGCATCAGCTAGCCCTAAGAGGAACACCGGGAAGTTGAAGAATATCCCTGCTACATCACGATCCAGCTTGTCATCAGTGCCAAGAAAGTCGAGTTCGAGCGGCGTCATACTCATTGACTGCCACGAGACCCCGCCGTGCAAGATTACCGGCTCCCTGGCATTGCGTGGCCCACTAAACTTCTCATGGATCTCACGTTTAAGGCCCCTGTAGGCAGGGTCGCTCAGGATCTCTTTTGTCACCCAGGCTCCACTGGGAGCAGCCATGTTCGACATGAGCGCAAGGTTCCATTTCTGGCTTGCTTTTTGGATATCGATCAGGAACGCCGCTACCTCTACAGGGGACAGGCCGTACACATCATCGTTCGCTGCAAAGAGCTTGCTATGCATGACGAACGGCTTATTGTACCGCTTGTATGGATACGCCTGTCCGAACTCGTAGTAATCCGGTTCCAATGCTTCGGAGATGTGCACGCGGGTGAGATCGGGCCTAAGACAGTGCAGCTCGTCAAACTTGCCCTTGGGGTTCTGGCTTGCATTCAGGCCGAGCAGGTAGGAGTTCCCAGTCAGGCAGTAGTAGCCTAGCAGGTTCTCACGAAATTTGGTTCCGCCCATTTCGTGGTTTGGCCTGTCCCAGAGGTCAAGCAGTGGAGATGAGCCGTATTCACGCTGCTTGCTCTTGTCGTAGTAATGCTTCCACTTGATGCCCGCCCCGGAGCGTGCAATCTGTCCAACAACACGAAACGCGGTCTTGTTACGATAGCCGTCGGTCAGATATGCTTTCGTGTTGCGTGGCATCATGACGGGCTGTGCACTAGGTCCGTTGATGACGACGGTGTAGTTGGGGTTGTACTTCTGTCGTGTAGTGACTGAGGTGCTACGCTTGCTTCTCCTACTCATACCAGCCCCCTCCTTCATGAGTAGCAGCCCACCCGTACGGATTGATATTTCTCCGCTCTTCCTCTTGCTCGACTCGCCTGGCAACCTGCTCAACGTCAAGGATCTGCTCTATGGAGATTGTGATGTCCACTTTGTTGGCGGTGCTTTCGTCGTGCACGCCAGGCCGTGGCTTGCGAATGATGTGGCAGGCCATAGAGACGGGATCGACTTGATCATCATGTGCGTCCATCGGGAAGCTATAAAGCTCTTTGCGAAAAGCTATGAGCCACTGTGCAAACTTGCGGAAGTAGAGCTTACCGAGACGTTGCCAG